TCTTCGTTGTTAATTAGGTGTGGCTCTGATGTATTTGATGTTGCGTTAAATGATCCAGTATTAGCTGCACGAACAACTTGGAGATTGTTTCCATATGCCAAGAAGTTGGCTGCTGAAAAGAATGATGTTGCTGTGTTGCTATCTGGTTCCGAAAAACGATTCACTAAATCTGTCTCGTGTGTTACGAGTGTTCTTTTATTAACTGGACCCCATTGAAATTGTCCAGCGTATGCACCGGCCGTAGTTGAAACTGATGGAACGACTGTTGTTAAGTCAACCTCAGAGACATTTACGCCTGGAGAAATCTGAAATGCCATTTTTATCTCCTTGTTTTATTGCTATTTGGCAGTAATAACCTATTCTATATTTATGAATTAAGAGTTTTGTAGTTATGCTCGGAAGAAAGATGACATATTTTCAGAATCTTCCCTGCTTAACCAAACGTCTCCACCTTCGACAATATAGTTATGCTCCGACCCATCATCAAAAATACCAAAAGATGGCATTTCTTCGTCTGACTGGTTGAGCATTTCCAACTGCATCTGTTTTCTTAAATCGTGGTTGACAATCTCTTTAAAGTATTGCTGAGTTGTCATCCATGCGAACATGACCAAAGTCATCACAATATCGTCATTTGCACCTTCTTCTGCTTTAAAACTATTGTGTGCTGCCACGAAAGTTGTAAGTTGGGAGATAGTATCAAAGTCATTAATAATCAGTTTGTCATTTTCAATCAAGGTCTTCAGGTTAGAACAACCGATTCTCTTGACTTGGGCTGACATTTTAATACCAAGTTGGATACCACGACCGAAGCCTGTACCCATTGCTTGAGCTTTCTTGTTGCCCGTTTCAATCTTTACCACATTCTCATACTCTAAATCTTGGTGTAGAGTATCTGCAATCTGTGGAGTGTTATTTATTTCAACCAAAACATAGGCATTATTGAACAGCTTGGCTGTGTTATATATGACAGTTGGGAATAGTATTGGTGAAACCGAAGATGAATTGTATCTTGCAACCTGTCTATACGGTACAGACGATACATCAAAGACCGAGAATGAGGACGCATCCATATTCTTACCTTCAGCAGGATCAACTGTCATAGCATAGATATGTTCTGCAACCCGTTCATCATCACCCTTGATTGGGTATTCAAATACGTCCAAAAGTTCATGTTTGGCAATTGGTTCTTTATATACCAATTGTGCCAGCTTAGAACCAGAAATGAGTGTATTGGTAGAACCCAAGAATTCACATTCAAACTCTTGTCTGAACTGTTCTTCTGAGGTGTTCTTAATCGTTTCTTCTTTCCATTTCTCGTCGCGTCCAGGTACCATTGACCAATGAATCTCGAACGTCTTGTATCCGTTTTTCTTACCAATTGCATCCATCCAGAGTTTGTAGAACAAGTTCATGCCGTTTGGTGTAGACACAATAATAATCTTTGTGGTCTTACCAGATGAGATAACTGGGTATACTGAGTTAAAGAACTCATTAGCGATGTTGTTAGGTACGAAAGCGAATTCGTCCAAGAATACTACGTTGAAAGCACCACCACGGACAGCAGAACTTGAGGTTGAAGCTGCGATAATCTTTGAACCGTTTTCCAATTCTACGTTACCCTTGTTCCATGTCACAACACCTTGTTGCAACCAGATAGGCAAGTTTTCATATGCAAGCTGGTACTTAGCCAAAATATCACGAGCAAGAGAACCTTTGTTTGCTAGAACTGCAATGTTCTGTGAATCTGAAAAGAGTGTAACCCACAATAAGTAAGCAACAGAGGTTGTAGTCTTACCCACCTGTCGTGGACATTTGGTGATCGAGAATCTATTTTCATGATATGTGCGGATCATTTCTTTCTGAAAGTCCCACATCTCAAATGGCATTAAACCGCGATCAACGTTAACGATCTTAATATAATTTTCAGCAAAGTATACAGGATCATGAGCACATTTGACGTATTCTTCCACCTCTTTCTGTGTGAAAGAATGTTCAACCCCTACTTTTTTCAGTAAAGGATTGTCACGGTAAGCCGTTTTACTATTAATTGCTGCCATTCTTATTATTTTTCAGCAACTTAGAAAGCTCGGAGGTTGAACCAACGAAGATGGCTTTATCTACGGTTACACCGCCGCCGTCATTCTTGGCAGACATACCTTTAAGGTCGCGCATAGCTTTCTGTGTAGCCAATAATTTCTCATTAGCTTCTGCTGTGTTTTTAATCAGTGTTGCAACAACTTCGAACGCACGTGGATGTTCAGTCTCTGTGGCAATAGAAAGTAGGTGGTCAATAGCATCGTTGCCCTTTTTGACAAGTTCACGGAGTGTGTTGCGTGATTCTTCATAGTCTTGATCTAAGTCTTGTTCGAGTCTAGCTGGTGTGCCAAATTTTGTTTCTACAGCCGGTAGATTTTCTTGTTCTACTACCGGTAGATTTTGTTGCTTTGGTTCCACGTCGAATATCTCACTCATGCTTTTTTCAAATTTACTCATAGATTAGGTCTTTATATATTTGGAAATTCCGTGGTTGTCACGTTATAGGTATAATTATTTGGCAATATAACGTCTGATGGATCTGGTGTAACCACAACTTGAACCATATTCTGGCTAACAAATTCGAAACTACTCATTGTCCATGTTGCATTCGTTGAAATGCCAGTTATAGTTTGACCTGCAATGAAATGCCCAACTGAATCTCTGATTTGGAGTTTCTTATTCACTGAATCCCAATATACAACTATTGCTGATGCACTTGCAGTGTCTGATGAAAATCCCTGATAGACTTTATCACCAACTTTAAAGTCACCTAAACCACCATCTGCCATATTCAAGACAATTGTTTTGTCGTGTAATTTAACATCGTCCAAGATATTCGTGAAAGATGTTCTGATCAATTTTGGTTGTGAAACTGGACCGTACAGATAACCCTTGATAGTAAAGTTTAGTGTCCAAATAATGGAACGAACTTTAGTATTATAGTCACCTTCATAATCAATAGTATGGGAAACGTCTTTCAATACAATTGGTAGTTGTTTAATGAGACCCATTTCAGGAATCAAATTAACCGACACCGTATAATCTGGTGTAAAGAAAGGTAGAATCTTCTCCATCAATTGAGCGCCGTCTTCAATATTACGTACATACGCATATAGAGAGAAGTCGAAATCAAATGGTACTGGATTATAAACTGCCAAAGCGTGTTGACCATCTGCACCTGGAGCAGAATTTTTCATATTGGTCATTAGCTTGCGTGATGCATCATACTTCATATCATTCATTTCGAATGACATGATGGGTAGAGTTACTTGTACCTTCTTATCCAAATCTGGATCACCTTCAAGGCGAGAAACATATTTTTCTTTGCCACCATATACGATAGGTACAATAAAGTGTTCCTTCTCCACTCCGTTGGCATCATAACGAGACAGTGAAATGTCATTGAATATGTTACCAAATGCAATAACAACTTTTCTTATGATTCTGTGATAACTCTGGCTCATGTAATATCCCCGAATGGGTTAGACTCCGAAAAGTCTAAGTAGTTATCCGCTTCTGTTTGAATTACTTTGTTATCGTACATTTCACGTTCTTGTGGATCAATTAATTCGTCTGGTGGAACATTAATCTGATATGATGCCGCACTATTTGCACCGATAATTGTTGCATTATTTGCAAAAGTTCCAAGAAGGTCTGTAACCTTCAATACGCCATCCGCTGCATTCCAGTATGTTACAGTACCAGAATTTGAACCGTCTGCAACAGTTTCACCTTTAATATAATTACCTGTACCACTCTCCAGGTTCATATCGAGCGTTAATGTGTATGCATCTTGTGCCACAATGTTATCGATATTCTCGATACCAACATCAATTGTTTCTTGTGAGTATTTGAATTTCTCAAGTTCCAATTTATAGAAATATGGATACTTGTTACCTAAAACATAAAATGCTTCTGAGAAGTTCACATATTTAATCTCATACATTTCACCAGTTTGTGCCATGAATGGAATATAAATCAGATCACCTTCACGTGGTCTATAATAAGTTTGAGGTACCCAGCGGGCAAATGATCGTTTAGAAACGATCACTGACATGTTATTTCTGATCTCAAGACCAAACTTGGAGAAGAATTCTCTTTCACCTTCATAGCCATCTACGTTTGTGATGTAAAGTTCCAGTGGGTATGCAGCAGTAAACTTCTTGAGTGGATCTTCACCATACAATAAATCTCTAGCAGAATCATTAATGTTTGGAATATAATAGCAATCGACACCATTAATTTTAATGGTTTCGATCATTAAGTCCTCGATGAGCCTTTGCTCAGGAGAACTATTGTAGTTATTAAAGTATAGATTCGTTGCCATTAGTTCATCATAAAGTCTAGTGGTAGACTGTAAGAGTTAATCATTTCGGCTTCAAGTGCTGTGATTTCGGCTTCTGCTTCATCAAAGATGACTTGACCATTTAGGATAACACCACCTGGCAACTGTACGCCAGCAAATTTTTTAAGGTTTGTACCCCAGTTACGTTTGATTAATGCTGTTGCATAACGTTTGAGCCAACGGTCATCCCATACAGATTGGAAATCCTCAGGTTTAATCAATGCATGACATTCAGCAATCACAACTGCTCCTGCTTGTACGGCACCACCCCAATTCCAATCACAATACAGTCTATGCATATGACGTTGGAATCGAATAGGAACTTCACCAGTGAACATCAATTCTAGTGAACGAAGGTGTTGCATGGTCAACGTGTAGTTGATATAGGATGCAGATGTAAAGTCATACAGTTCATTCAAGCGTAGCTGATAACGCAAGTCGAACATGTTATTCGATGCCAATGAATCTGTGATAGGGAAGATACGGGTTACGCCGACGATGGTGACATTGTTGCCACCTGGATCCACCGTAACTGCTGGGTCCAAGTTGATATAACGGTTAGTAATATCCGTTGCATCCAAACGTTTGACGTAATATAGTTTTTGTAATGCGTCAAAGTGGTAATCTTGCCAGTACTGTAGGGCATCATCAATACGATCCTCAATCTGGTCATCATCCAG